TGCCTTCTCAAAGATAAATGTCTTCGCAGTTTCTGACAGATACTCCGATTTATTTTTCGGAGTACCCATCAGTTTGTGAATTTCAGATGCCGTGAAACGAGAACTTCTCAATTGATGCCAATCGTCCTCGTTCAAATTAGTGTGAATAGTTGGAAGTTCAAATGGGTATGGTTGCAACGGAGATGACTGAAGCGTTGTTCTTATCGTATGACCCACGAATGCCACACGGAAAGAAGATGACAACCACCTTGATCACTTTGGAGGAGGACATTCAGGAAATCATTGACGAGAAGTTGGCAGCTGCTGGAGAACTATTTTTGTCAATCACTAAATAAATCGTTCATTCACAAAGAACATAGTAAAATAAATTTGCATAAGTGAAAAATATGTTGTTAGTTTGGTGCATACTAAAAAACAAACTATGAAAAAGCAATCAACAATCAAAACTTATTTGACCAACAACAAACCCGAATTTCGTATCTTCAAAGATGGTATGACTACCAATGGTTCAGTAATTGTTTTAAGTCGTAATGACGAACCATTTGACAAAGTGGCTAAAATGGAATTTTACAAGATGTTGGGTTATTCTATTTTACCATTGTAATAAAAAAACTATGGACTTGATATTCTTACTCGTAATCACACCCATCACCATTGCGGTGATGTTCGTGTACTGGAAACTGAAGCAATACTTCAATGACTTTGACAAATTGCCTGAAGCATCACCGTATGAATTTGAAAGGGACAACTACATCCCCGAATTTGATACCTACACGAAGGCAATCTACAAACATAAATTTTACAAAGGAAAAAGCAAATGATACAAAATTACTTAATTATCGGAATGGCAATCTTGTTTGCCATCGCATTGGTGCAACTGCATCGTATGTCAAAGGAACAAGAAGAACTCATTGAGAAACTTCAAAACAAGAACCGATTGATTTGGGACTACGAAACGGAACTTCTCGGAATTAGGTCAAGGATTCAAGAAGCCAATGACCGTGCAAAAACTTGGGAACTACAAGCGAACTTCTTAAAAGAACTAAACGATGACAAAAATAAAAGCACTCGTGGTAAGAGCATCAATAAATGATATTATCAAATGGAGAGTTTATTTTGCCGGAGAACTTCTTGCAACTTTTGAGAACGAAACGGATGCCATCTATTACGCCAACTTTATAGACCGACAATGATGAATACAAAAGATATGGTTGCATACTTACTGCAACACAAACCCGAAACAAGGGATTGCGACATCAAACTGATGTCAGTTATTTATCGCAGATTGTGTGACGGGAAGGATTTCTTCACGGAGTTTGAAGCAAAGCGATTGCCATCACCGGAAACAATTAGACGATGGAGGGCAAAGCATCAGGAAGAGAACGAAGAATTGCGTGGTCACAATTATATTCTAAGGCACAAATCTCAAATCAGAGTTCAGCAACAATTGGGATACAATGTCTAACATCATAAATTTTAGCGGTGGTCGCACTTCAGCGTATATGACAAAACGATTGATTGACGAAGGTGGTGAGTATCTTGTGACCTTTCAAAATACTGGAAAGGAGATGCAACAAACACTTGACTTTATCAATGAATGCGACCATCGGTGGAATTTGAATTTGGTGTGGTTAGAATATCGAAAACCAGCAACATTTGAAGTTGTAAGTTACGACACCGCATCACGCAATGGTGAACCGTTTACTCAACTTTTGCAACAAAGACCATCATCAATACCCAATCAACAATTCAGATTCTGCACGATGGAATTAAAAATAGAAACATTGCGGAGATATTTGAAATCAATTGGAATAAAACAATACACATCTTTCAATGGCATCAGGTATGATGAACCAAGAAGGTGGGCAAAGATCAACGCAACTGATTTAGATGTTGAACTTCCTTTGGTTAAATGGAAAACGACCAAGCAAGAAGTATTGAGCTGGTGGAAAGAACAACCATTTGATTTGATGGTGAATGAACCATACGGGAATTGCGATGGGTGTTTCTTAAAAGGCAAAGGCAAGTTGTCAATTATTGCAAAGGAGAAACCCGAATTGTTGGATTGGTGGATTGATATTGAGAATCAAAGCGGACATCAATTCAAAAAAGAAATCAGTTACCAACAATTAAAAGACAAGGCACAATCACAACTTGGCTTGTGGGATGATGATCCATCGTTTGAATGTTTTTGCAATGTAGATTAAAAAGATTATATTTGAACCGTTAACTGGAATGTAAGAGATTCCAAAAGTTAAAACTCTATTGCCCTGTTGAATTAGTCGCACTCTTACTGCACTAATTTGATGGGGCTTTTTTTATGTCAAAAAATAAGAAATCATTCCTACTCTATTGTGATTTAATTCACACGGTAGACCAACTGACAAACGAACAGGCTGGTGATTTGTTCAAGCACATACTACGATATGTGAATGACCAGGATCCGCAAACAGACAATGTAATTACTCGCATTGCATTTGAACCTATCAAGCAATCATTGATGAGAGATTTGGTAAAATACAAATCCATTTGTGAACGGAATTCGGACAATGCAAAGAAGCGGTGGGATGCGACCGCATCCGATGGCATACGACCGCTTACCAAAAATGCCGATAGTGATAGTGATAGAGATAGTGAAAGAGATAAAGATAAAAAAGTATTTAAGAAACCGACCATTGAAGATGTTAAAACTTATATGAAAGAACTCGGAATGAATGACATCTCGGAAAGATGGATGTCTCATTATGAATCAAACGGTTGGTTGGTTGGTAAAAACAAAATGAAAGATTGGAAAGCATCGGTGAGAACTTGGAAATTAAATAATCTTCAAACCGAGGAAATTAAAACTAACAAACCTAAAATTGCAGTACTATGAACACAGAAAGAATCATCCTATCGAATATGTTGTTTTACGATGACGCAAAACACTTCCTTCCAAGAATAAACAAGAACTGGTTTACAGATTCAATGTCATCCAAATTGGTTGAAGTTATGACAGAGATGTACTACAACAACGAAGCCATTGATTATGTGAGTTTATCCAAACACTTTGACCGAATGCAAGTGCTGGAGATTATTCAACTTCAACAACAAGCATCCGGCATCACGGACATAAAACCACACCTGATGCAGTTGGAACACGATTACATCAAGAAACAAGTTGTTGAAGGCGTTTTGTCTTTGGATGTGACAAAGGAATTGAATGAGCTTGTGACTGACATTCAAAATGTAGTTGAACGCACAACATTCTCAACTCACAAAGAACCATCCAGTATTGTCAAGGTGACCAACAAGGTTGTTGATCAAATTGTTTTCAATGCACAGAACGGTGGAAACTTAACTGGAAAGCAAACCGGATGGAGATTTCTTGACAAGTACATTGGTGGATACAACGAAGGGGATTTGATTGTGGTTGCTGGAAGACCGGGTATGGGAAAGACGGCAATTGCTTTGACCTTGACAAAGGAGTTTGCACAGATTGGGGGGAAGGCATTGTTTATTTCACTTGAGATGTCCAATGAGCAACTTGCAAAGAGATACATTTCCCTGATCGGGGACATTGCCAATTGGAAGATTCGCAACGGACAATTAAGAGAGAATGAAATCCTTCAGGTGTGTGACATTGCCAATAGTCAAACGATTGAGTTCTTCATTGATGATGATGTGGATTCTCGCATTGGACAAATCAAAGCCAAAGCAAAACTTCACAAATCAACGAAGGGGTTGAACTTGCTTGTCATTGATTACATCCAGTTGATAAAAGGAACAAAGACAAACCGTGAACAAGAGATTGCAGAGATATCACGAACGCTTAAACTCCTTGCAAAGGAACTTAAAATCACCGTGATGATACTTGCACAGTTATCACGGAAGAGTGAAGAGAGAGCAGACAAGAGACCGATGTTGAGTGACCTTCGGGAATCAGGTGCAATTGAACAAGATGCCGACATCGTGATGTTCCCGTTTAGACCAATGTACTATGAGCAAGAGAAACCAGAAATGGAAGAAGCCGAGTTGATAATTGCAAAGAATAGAAACGGAGAGTGCGTGACAATACCGACATACTTTGAAGGAATGTATACCAGTTATAAAGAAAAGATATGAAAATAATTGACTACCGCAGATTCAACCAACTGCGAACAAAAGCAAAGGATTTACCAATGTACAAAGAGTTCATCTCACTCGTTGAAAAGGACAAGAAGGTGCAATGCTATAACACACTCCAAGATATGCTGTTAGATGCGTTTAAATGGGACAAAACGCCACAAGGTCACGAGTACTGGCAATCCGTCTATGATTCAATCATCCTTCAAGACCATCCAAAATGTCCAAAGTGTAATCAACTTGGGAAGGTGTGGTTGCTCAAGACCGTAAACAAGCACAAATGTCAAAAATGTAAAATTAGATTCTAATGAACCCCTACCAAGAAACCCACAACCTGAAGCAAGAAATTCGCAGATTGCGTCTACAGATTACAGAGATAACCGTCAAGCACGACAAAGAGTTGAAAAGGCTGAAAGAAGAAATCATTCAACCAAAGTGCGATTTGAAAACTATTGACGCTGACTGGACAGATGCAATGAGGGTATGTTGTCAAGCCTACGATGTCACACCTGATCTTGTGATTTCATCATTGAGAAAACAATCGGTTGTGTATGCCCGTCATATGTTCTCCTTCCTTTGCCGTAAGCACTTGAAGATGACATTCTCATCAATTGGCTATATATTGGGGAGAGACCATTCCAGCGTGATGAATGCCATCAATGTCTTTGACAATCTAATTACACACGACAAAACCACACGACAAACCTATGAAACATCCGTTCAGTTATTGGGTGATTACTTGCACCAAAGGACTCTCGTCATCGATACACATCTTGTATGAGGAAGATCAAGTGATAAGATGTCAAAAAAAATACGAAAAAGATGGTTATATTTGCATTATTGAAAAGAAAAATTGAATAAAGCCGACATCATATTGGAACTATCCAAAGCCGATTGGCTGAGGAAAGCAACCAAGAACATTGCAAAAAACAATGAGTTGGCAAGGGAGTTATATCAATTTTACTTTTTGACTATACTTGAGAAACCTGATGAGCAAATTGAAAAAATATACAGAGACGGATACATCCAGTTTTGGTCAATCCGTCTTTTATACCTTTGTATCAACGGCAACCGGCATCCCTTCGGCGAATCAAGAATATATGATCAACACGATGTGTACGAGCTTGACTTCGCTGAAGAAATTGACTTACTGGATGAGAGTGAACAAGCCGAAGGAATTGAACTTGAAAGAATCAACAAAATAAACCAAGTGACAGAATCAGCATATTTCTATGAACGAGAACTTTTCAAACTATGGTGTTCAGGAATGTCTGCAAGGGCAATCCATAGAAAGACAGATATCTCCGTTCGTGAAGTGCTGCGAGTAATTAAACTAATGAAAGACCGATGCACACAGAAATAATTGGAATTGCTTGTTTAGCCATCATCATTGTAAACTTTGGCAAACCAGCCGATCTATTAAAACGCTATCTGTACGGTAGCGACTATTCCAAATGGAAGCGAATGAAACCCCTTGACTGTGCGTTCTGCTTGTCGTGGTGGTTGGGATTGTCCTTTTTCCTATACACCTATGGTTGGGTGGGGATACTTTACGCATCCATCGCAACTGTGATTGTCGCACTATTAGAAACAAAACTATGAGCAATATCGAATTTATACTATCACTCCAACCGTTGTATGACAACTGGAAGAAAACACAAGTGTTCAACCCAACACCAGAACAAGGGGCAATCCTGAACAATGTTCACCGTGAAATCTTCGGAAGGAACTTGCCTAATTGCAGTACTTGTGTGACCGAAGCATTGCACTCACTTTTGATATGGGCAAACCAACAACAAGAAGCCATCACCAAAGCACAACTTGCCGATGATGAGCAGAAACCAAAGAGGAGAAGAAAGAATGAGCAATAAACAACAGAAGGCAATGAAACTATACACAGAAGAACAAGTATTTAAGGCTATTCAAATGGCAGACAAATATCATTATCTAATAACATCAGAAGAATGTGATATTGTAAACTCACTAACCCCCATCGAACTACCAAGTGATGAGGAGATAGAAGAAAAATTAAATGTTGCATATGGTAACGGATATGAGCAAGGTGAAATGGATTTTTATAAAACAATGCAGGGGAAAGGTAATCAGTATGCAGATGGTTATGCGGAGGGTTATCAAAGAGCATTGGAATTAGTAAAATTTCAAATAGTTGAACAACTTGAAGCAAGGAGGTGAGCAATGACAAACAATAAACAACAAACGGCACACGGGTTTTGTGAAACCCCAGAACAAAAATGTACAATGAATTATTGTGATGAAAACGGATGTCAAAATAGAAAAAGAACTTTGGCAGAACCTACGGAGATGGAAAATAATAAACAGCAAACAGTAGTACAACTAATTATTAAAGCCTTAGATATTGAATGCAAATCAAGAGGAATGAATGTAAATTGGGATATGTATTTAGAAACGGAGAAAGAAAGAATTGAAACTGCATACAACAAAGGAACAGTTCATGGAATTGATTATCCTGAAAGTACACTTCCACTAACTGGTGAACAATACTACGAACAAACCTACGGAGGAGGTGAGCAATGAAAGCAATCATTGAATTCAACCTTGACGAAGAAAGAGCAGAGTTTGACTTTGCCGTCAATGGGTCAAAATACCATTCAGTCATTTGGGACTTAGACAACCACCTAAGAGGATTAACAAAATACCCACCGGATAATCAAAGCGAAGACACCTACAAGGCATTGCAAGAAACAAGAGACAAACTTCACCAACTGCTGAATGAGTACAATCTTGAGGTATGAAGAAACCGATGTAGATGTGTAACATCTGATGCGGTTTGCTATATATAGATATGAAATGTACTTTTTGCTCAAACGAGTTTATTGCTAAATCCAAAATTGCAAAGTATTGTTCAAGAATTTGTAAGAATAAATCAGAACAAGAATCAAGAAGCAAGAAGCCAAAAACAAAAATTTGTGGTGTTTGTGAAGTTGAGTTTAATCCGTACACATCTTTGGATAAATTTTGTAGTGCCAATTGCCGAGTTGAAAATCAAAAATCAAAAAGGTCAAGAAGATGGAATTCCGAATCAACTGCAAAAAGGATTGGAGAAAATAATCCAGCATTTAGAAATGGGATGTATGCAAGAAGCACAAACAGATCCGCAGAGGGTGTAAGGTTGTTTTTAAGGAATAGAAATGAAATGAGAGAGGAAATGATGGGAAACTACGGATATCTATTTTGTGAACATTGCAAGACAACACAAACTTTGCAATTTGAAATGCACCACATCGTGTATAGAAGTGAAAAACCAAATCATCCAAACTTACACGACAAAATCAATTTGATTAATTTGTGTATTCAATGCCACAATGATTATCATAAAAGTAAATTGACGAGGGAAAATTTGATTGCCGAAAGGAATTTAATTGAGATTTTTGGGGGTGATATCCAATATAAGAAAACTGTGTAAATACTGCGAGAATTATGGCAAACCCTGAAAACTTAAAACCGTTCAAGAAAGGTGAAGATGAAAGAAGAAATCTTCAAGGCAGACCGCAAAAATTAATCACCCAATTGAAGGAGATTGGATACACCAAATCCCAAGTGGAAGATACGATGTTGTCTATGTTGTCGCTTGGGCGTAAGGAACTGGAGAAGATAGATCGTGGGGATGAGTACACGATAATGGAACGCACGATTGCCGGGGCATTGCTAAAAGGTCACGACAAGAACTCTCTGTTCAACTTGGAGATGTTGCTCACACGATCACAAGGCAAACCAAAAGAAACAATTGACCAAACGATAGAAAGTAAAAATTTCACAATAACTTTGAATTTAGATGAGAGCAAGTTGGAGAGGTGATGACAAACTCCCACCACAAGATGAAGACATCCAAGTCGTTTACACTACGGATGCGAGAATAACTTTGGCAAGGTACTTTGATGACCTTTGGGTTGATGAGTACACGAATGCAATTATTGATGTGGCATATTGGATGCCCATCCCAGTAACACCAAACGAATGACACCTGAAGAGAAAGCATTCCAACTCAAGGAGAGTTTTGGCAACGGATTAACCACAAGAGATTGTGCGTTGATTTGCATTGATGAAATACTTGAAGCCTTGTCGTATAACTCGTGGCAAAATAGGAATGAGATAATTTTCTTTGTTGGTGTAAAAAAACAACTGGAAGAAATATGAGGGTTATACAGTCAGGACATCTTGGTGATTTGATTTATTCACTCACCGCAACCAAGCGAGTTGCAGAGTTACACGGTGCGGTAGATTTCCACATCGGATTCCGTGAGCAGAATACTGTTTCCGGTCATCCAAGCGGAGGATACTGTATGAACTTAAACTCATACGAATACATCAAACCATTGCTTGAGCATCAATCGTACATTAGAAAGGTTGAGATGCACACGCACATTGGTATGGGTTATGACTTCGATAAGTTTAGACATCACGGTTTGAATCTCGCTGCTGGTGATTTGAGACGGAATCACTTTCTTGTGTATCCCGAATTGATCACCGACCTTCACCAACCTTGCATTGAAGCCAGTGAAACTATTCCATACTTTGCCGACAAGATTCTCTTGAATTTCTCTGCTCGTTATCGCAATCACGACATCAACTATTTCCCACTCAAGGAACACAAGTGCGTTTTCTTTGGTTACGAATCGGAATACATCGCATTCACCGAGAGATGGCAGTTGGATTGTGAACTCTTGAAATGTCAGGATGCATTGATGTTGGCAACCATTGTCGGCAGTTGTAAGGCATTCATTGGCAATCAGTCAAGCACCTACGCAATCGCAGAGCAGATGAAGGTAAAACGATTGCTTGAGGTGTGCGTACACTCACCAAATGTTATCCCTGTCAACAATGGCTTTGATTATCTAACCAATCAAAGCTTTAATTACTTACTTAATACCCTATGAAACTTTTAATACTAACAGACGGAATCAATGGTGTGGTTTACCATCGCATCTACGCACCACACTTGAGAATGCAGATAAACGGAGAAGCGGAGGTGGATGTGTGCCAATCACAAGCCGAATGGATGACGGTTGACCTTGCACCCTACGATGTGATTGTATTCTCACGATGGCTTGGTAAGAACCAGTACGATGTCTTGAAACGCATCACGGATGCCGGGAAGCCTTATGTGATTGATGTGGATGATTATTGGGTGTTACCAAAATACAATCCAGCATACTGGGCATATCGCAAAGGGATAAAGAACTCAATCAAGGATGCCATCAACTATGCGGATGCAGTATTCTGCACCACTCAAAAACTCGCCAATGAAGTCAGGACAATCAACGAGAATGTCTACATTGTGCCAAACTGTTTGGATACATCTCACAACCAATGGAAGCAACCAAAGGAGAAGAACGAGAGAGTGAAAATAGGATGGGTTGGTGGAATCACACACGAGGAAGATTTGAAGCTCATTGCCGATGACATCAATTCAATGGATGTGGATTTCTACATTTGCGGATACACTCCGAGTGATCATTGGAACAACATTGTCAAACTGATTCCCAAAGCCAACATCGTTCAAGGTACTTCGGTATTTGAATACGGTGAGGTATACAAGCACTTTGACTTTGTACTTGCACCACTTCAGGACAACCACTTTAACAACTGCAAATCGGAGTTGAAGATTGTGGAAGCCGCTGCCTATTCTATCCCCATTATCTGTTCAGCAGTTTACCCATACTTATACCATACCGGGAATGATGGTGTAATCTTCGCAACCCAAAACAACTGGAAGGCATCCATTGAAAAACTGATTGATGCTGGTCATTCTGTGAGACAATCAATGGGCGAATCAAATCGCATCTATTGTGAGACCTACCACAACCTTGAACTGCACAACCTAACACGATTAAGTGTTTATCAAAGTTTATGCAAATAACCTATCAAAGACCATATGTCACGAGTTACCAAAAAGACATCCTTGATTGTGATGCTCGTTTTACCATTACTGCTGCAAGTACAAAGACGGGTAAGACGGCATCTCACATCATATGGTTATTTGAACAAGCGTTGAAGTGCAAGGACAATCAATCCGTGTGGTGGGTTGCTCCGGTATACCAACAAGCGGAGATTGCATTCCGAAGGATGAAGTCACAAGTCACGGATAAGAACTTCTTCATCAGTAACGAAACTAAACTTTTGCTCACTCTTCCAACGGGTGCAAGGATAGAATTCAAATCAGGTGAGAAGCCTGACAACTTATATGGGGATGATGTGTATGCTGCCGTGATAGATGAAGCATCTCGTATGAGAGAGGAGAGTTGGTATGCGATGCGTTCAACGCTAACTGCGACACAAGGCAAGTGCAAACTGATTGGGAATGTCAAAGGGAAAAAGAATTGGTTCTATAAGTTGGGCGAAAGGGCGAGAAGCGGTGAGAGTGATTACAGATATTTCAAGATAACAGCATATGATGCGGTCAAGGAAGGGATTCTCAAACTTGACGAGGTTGAACAAGCCAAACGAGATCTCCCACTTCATGTCTTCAACGAGTTGTATTTGGCAGAACCAGCCGATGACAAGACAAACCCATTTGGGATTGATGCAATCCGTAGTTGTTACAAGCCAGTAACGAACAGAAGTGTTGTGGCTTGGGGTGTGGATTTGGCAAAGTATTCGGATTATACGGTTATAATTGGTTTAGATGCGAATAATTGTGTGGCATATGTTGACCGATTCCAAGCGGATTGGTCGCAAACATTGGCAAAGATTACGACATTGATAGGTGTGATTCCTGCATTCGTGGATTCAACGGGTGTGGGTGATCCTATCGTTGAGCAATTGCAACGAAGCCATCCCAGAATCAAAGGATTCAAGTTCACATCGCAGAGCAAACAACAACTGATTGAAGGGTTGGTCATCAGCGTACAAAATAGGGAGGTGTATTTCCCTGAAGAACCCATAGGCTCGGAGATGGAAAACTTTGAATTTGAGTACACAAGAACGGGTGTGAGGTATACTGCACCACAAGGGTTGCACGATGACTGCGTAATGGCTTTGGCTTTGGCAGTTGACTGCAAGAAGCACAACAGACCGGGAACTTTTTATTTTGCTTAAACCGTTACAAATTGAAACGATATGAACTGGAACAACATAACCATCCACCAACTGCAAGAGATTCACTCTTGTCGTGATATGTCCAACATTGAACGGACAATGAACATCCTTGCCATCGTTAACAACTGGACAATGGACAAGGTAGAATCAATGCCGATTGATGACCTTACAAGAGAATTCAAAAAGTTGGAGTTCTTAAATGAGCTTCCAAACCGTCCCGTGCAATTTATGTTCAAACACAAGGGGAGATATTTCCGGTTGGCAAAAACACCAAACGAGATTTGCGGTCACCACTTCATTGAACTCCAGCAAGTGTTCAACGGAGATACGATTGAAAGCCTTCACAAGATAATGGCTTTACTTGCATATGAGGTGGATTTCTTTGGCAAGTCAAAGACCATCAAAGATGCTCAAGCACACTACCAAGACAAGTGCGATTTGTTTCTGTCAATGGCTGTTCCGCTTCCCTATTCTTACTCGCTTTTTTTTTCGGCAGTTTATCCAGAGTTATTGAAAACTATCCAATCCTATTTGATCAAGGAGATGGAGAAGTTGAACAAGGAGATAACGCAAGTCCGATAGGTTGGTTGGAGTTAGTTGACAGAATTGTCAAAGGAGACCGTACAAAGTGGGATGCGATTCTCACAATGCCATTGATTGAGTTCCTAAACACCATTGCATTCTATAAGCAGAAAACAAAGGAAAGACAGAAGCGAATTGAACAGGCAGCGACAAAGGGATTCAATGCCTATGTTGTGGCTTGTCTGCACGAAATGTTGTAAATGGAACGCATTCCGATGAGTGCTATTTTTGTGTGTGGCATTATCTATCACTCAACAACCCAACAGTTATCACCCAGCATTCAATGACACGAACTTCGTGATCACGGAATCTTCAGGTGGTATCTACACAAAGGACAATTTCAAGTTCATTGCTGATGTCAAGGTCGCATCAACTACGGTGGCTAAACTCAAAGCACCCATCTATTTTGGAAGTACGAACAAAGGGGTGTTCAACATTGGGCGAATCTTGGAATCTTATGTGACTAACAATTGGGAGTTCACCGATTCATCACCAAGCGGATGCGTAAACTCATTCACGGATTACGAGGTTGAATTTGGGTATGAGTACTCACCATCACCAACGGGAACAATCACCGAATACCTTGACTTGACTTCAGCAACTGGAACGGTTTGGAATGCATCATTGAACCCATTTGATTTGGTGACTTATGCTGAAGGGCAATATCTCGCCACATCCACATCAGCAAAGTTCTTGACCAATGTGAGAACACGAACTATCCATAGAACGCAAAAGGATTGGTTGTATTGTTTGAAGGGAGATGCCACAAGCGTTTTGATTACTTACTCCGATGCCAGTACACAAACATTCTCTTTGCCATCTTCAAAGGTGGTGAGGATTCCTGTTGGAAGTCAATTGACAATCCCCGGTGGGGCAACCTATTTTGATGTGGTATTGAAGGCGAGTGGTGTTTCCAAATCCGAGACATACAGATTCAACATAAAAGATGAATGCAGTAAGTATGAAACAACTGATATCTTCTTTATGAACCGTTTAGGAGGCTTTGAATCCTTCCGTTTCAATATGGTGAGAAGAGACAACTTTGAAGTTACACGGAAGCAATTCCAACAGAACCCATACACACTCGGTGCAACTTACGGTTATCAAACATCGGCAAGAACTCGCACCAATTATCACACGGAGACAAGTCAAAAAATAAAACTGTTCAGCAACTGGATAAACGATACGGAATCTGTTTGGCTGAAAGACCTGATTGAATCTCCGGTGGTGTATATGTATGACGGCACTTTGTATGCGGTCAACATTGATAACGCCAACTACGAGCAGAAAAAGACGGTACAAGATAGGATGTTCAATTTGGAACTTGACATCACTCTTTCATTCGCTGACAAATCGCAAAGAATATGATCAGGCTATTGGTCAACAACACGCCAGTTGATTTGTCTGCTGATTTTGACATCTCAATCAACAAGGCAATTGCCGACATCCGTGAACCACAATCACGATCTTCGGAATGGACAAAGACAATCACCATCCCCGGCACGGCACAAAACAACAAACTATTCTCACACATCTTCGAGGTTGAACATACGGTTCGCACATCCACACAATTTGCACCCGATTTTAACCCTAACAAGAAAGCATCAGCAGTCGTTCTTTTGGATGAGATAGAGCAGTTGAGGGGATTCATCCGCTTGATTCAAATCAATGTCACAGACAGCACGGCAATCGTTTACGAATGTAGTATTCACGGACAAACTGCTGACCTATTCACCACGATTGCAGAACGCAAACTAAATGCGTTGGATTTCTCAGAGTACAATCACTCCTTGTCTTCAGGCAACATCTTCAATTCGTGGGACACAAGCATCATCAAGAACGGAAGCTCACAATCCTTTGCGTATGGTGATGGCTATGTCTACGCAATGATAGACAAAGGGCATATACGAAACATTGCATATTGGCAGTATAACGAACTCACACCTTGTCTTTATGCAAAGACCATCATTGACAAAATCTTCACCGGTGCTGGGTATTCATACACCAACGATTCTTTCTTCAATACAGACCGATTTAAGAGGTTGATCATCCCACCACCAAACGGATTGATTACATCATCTACGCAGTTGACAAACCGATTGTTTTTGGCAAGTCGCTTGACAACAAGTCAGGCATTGACTTTGGGAACTACCTTGATATTCAACAACGACACCAGCGGTGGGGCTTTTGACAATGGTGGGAACTACAACCCTACAACAGGTGCTTATACTGTCCCAGTTGGTGGAACTTATTCCTTCTTCTTGGGATTAGATATTAACTTAACTCTTGATCCGTCATACCGACCTGTACTACAAGCGGAGATAGACATCAACATTGGGATGTATGTGAACGGAGTTTTAAGGTCAACCAACTATATCTCGGTTGATCCAATGGCAATGCCACCTTTGTTGGAGTACGGATTCACGAATGTGGCTCTTTCCACAACTGATGTTGTCACTTTCAAGTTAACCCAAGTATATGACTGGGCAGATAAGTACACATTGACCAATGCGGATTTCACAATGAATCTCAATGTGAATTCAACGGTTGAAAATGACATCACCGCTTATACCTTCCAGTATGGGGAAACCGTGGATTTCGGAATCTTCTTCAACACCGAGGTCAAGCAAAGCGAATTGCTGATGTCGTTTGTCAAGATGTTCAACTTGTACATTGAACCGGACAAAGATCAACCAAAGATTCTGCGTTGTGTTCCTCGTGATGAGTTCTACAACGGCAGTCAATTAGATTGGACAGATAAATTAGATTATTCACAACCTGTGGAAATCGTTCCAATGGGGGAATTAGATGCAAATCCTTATGTGTTTAGTTACAAGCAAGGCAAGGATGACGGGAATGTCAATTATCAAGAGAATTATCAAACCACCTACGGACAAAGAACCTATCAGGTGGACAATGATTTTGTCAAAAGTGAGAAGAAAATCGACATCGTTTTTGTACCTACGCAAATAAAGAACTACGACATCGGACAAAAGAACCTTGTTTTGTCATCTGTTGAAGGCAAGGATGACGGTGATTTGAGGGTTTTGTACTACGGTGGATTGGTGAGTGGTGTGAGTTGTAGATATATCATCTCGTTTATGGGTACAATTTCTATCCAAACATCGCAAGTCAAGACATCAATTCCCTTGACAATCCATTACGATTCACTTTCAAACCCAACAATTGACCTTTTGTTTGGTATGCCAAGAGAAGTTGGTATAGGTGCTGGGTATAATTACACCAATGCGAACCTTGTCAATACTTACTATTACAGATTCATCCAAGAGATCACGAATAAGAACTCCAAAATAGTTCGTGCATATTTTCGCATCACTCCTTCCGATTGGTATAACATACAATTCAAGAATCTCTATTTCTTTGAAGGGCAATACTGGAGATTGAACAAGGTTGAAAACTACAACCCAACCAATGAAGGAGTTTACTTGTGTGAATTCTTGTTGGCTCAATTCATACCACCAGCAACAATCACCGTAAAAAGAATGGGTGCTGGAACTGCACAAGGAGCTCATACGGACATCTATGGGGATGTGTATCCCGGTGGTAAATTTCCAATTAAACCCGGCATCAGCGGTGTTGGAGTTGGAACAACCGAAGGAAGTGGAATCTTTGTAGGTGACAACATCAGCGGAAACGGAATCAACAACAGCGGATTTGGTTCAACCGACATCAACTATGCAGATGGAGTTGACAACTCTGTTGCATTGGTTTGTGATGACTTTAGCGTTCCCAAATCCAATACACTCTATATTGGCAACTACGAGATGTATCCATCATTTTTGAGTGGTGGTGCGGTCAAGACAGTAACGACAAATTACACAGCAACCAAAGATGACTATTTATTCTTATTGGATACAACTGCTGGACAAATCACATTGACATTGCCTGATCCAACTGGTCTTGCTGGTAAATACTTTGCGGTGAAAAAAATCACAAGCGGTCAACAAGTCACAATAGACACAACTGGAACAGCAAAGATTGACGGAGGAGATACACATACAATGACAAACCAATGGGCAGCACACGAGATTGTGACCGATGGGATTGATTACTTTTTAATGGGAGAAAAATAATGGCACTAACAGCAGCGATTGACTTAACCGTCAACAAACCTGACTTCAAATCAATGAAGGCAGAGATCAGAGAACTGACCATTGCAGCACAAAAGGCGGTGATGGATTTTGGGGAGTTCTCACCTGAAGCAATAAAAGCAGAGAAGGCACTGGCTGCGGCTCGTGACCGAATGGAGGATTTTAATGACCGAGTTGCAGCGGTTAACCCAGACAAGTTCGCACAAATCAACACGGTTGTTCAGGGCGTTGCTCGTGGATTCCAAGCAGCACAAGGGGCAATGGCTTTGTTCGGCAATCAGTCGGAAGAACTTGAAAAGACAATGGTCAAATTGCAAGGTGCAATGGCATTGGCTGAAGGTCTTGAAGGTCTTGGAAAGGTTCAACAGCAGTTCGGTGCAATCGCAAAGAACATCAAAGGTGGGGTAACTCAAGCATTCCAATCATTGGGAAGGATTTCAACTCTTGCATTGGGTGGAATTGGTATTGTCTTGACATTGGTCATCACCAACTTTGACGCACTCAAGAAAGCCGTGATGTCATTGATTCCCGGTCTCGGTGCAATGGCAAAGTTTGTCGGTGGGTTGGTGCAACAATTTACGGATTGGGTTGGTATCACATCTGCACAAGACAGAGCATTGGCAAAGTTGAATAAGACAACAGAGAAAGCCAACGAGCAACTTGACAGAGAGATTGCATTGCTTCAAGCAAGAGGAGATGAAGTTGGTGTATTCAATAAGCAACGACAAAAGTTAGAGAATGACCTTGCACAAGCTCGTGCAAACTACGGGAAGAACACGGAAAAAGAGTGGGGCAAGATTATTCTGGATACCAAAAACGCATTGGCAGTTTTGGCAATTGAAGAACAGAACTTTCAAAAAGAACAAGCCAAAACACAAAAGGATGCAAACGATCAAGCAGCAAAGGATAGACAAGCGGAAAGAGACAAGAAGAAAGCCGAGAAAAAGAAAGAGGAAGAAGAAGCAGCCGCAGCGGAGAAATTAAAAAATGACCAAATTGCTGAAGCCCAACAAGGGTTTGTTGAATCCGAAAGGGAGAGGAGATTGGCACAAGCCAAGACCGAGCAAGAGGAGATCAAGATTAAGTATGAAAACGAGCAATTAGCGTTGCGTGATGCCTATTGGCAGCAATTGAAAGAAGCCGAAGGGAACGAAGAAGCCCTACGATTAATCAAAGCCAAATATCAAAACGATACAGCAACCGCAAAATTAAACTTTGACAAGCAACAAGCCGAAGCCGACAAGAAGGCAAGTGATGAATTCATTGCCAACAAAAAGAAAGAAGGCGAGGTTGTAGCTGCGATTGCTCTTGATAGTGCAAACAAAAGAATTAACGCAGAAAAAGCCGTACAACAATCTAAACAAGACCTTTTCAAGGCGTCAATTGATTTGGCAAATGCAATTGGATCATTGGTAGGGGAACAAACGGCAGCGGGTAAAGCATTGGCGTTGGGTACAATAGCCGCAAATACGGCAATGAGTATTTCAAACGCAATGACTACAACGAGTTCACCAGCGTCACCTGACAACTTGGCTACGGGTGGTCTTGCTGGTATTGCAAAATACATTGGATTAGCAGCAACCATTTTGAATAATGCCAAAAGAGCAAGAGACATCCTCAAAGGTGGTCAGCCATCAGCACCAACTGGAATGCAATCAAGCGGAGGAGGTATGCCACAAATGGCAGCACCACAAATCTCATCCACATTGCCACAAGTAAGCGGATTTGAACAGCGAGTTTATGTGACGGAGGGTGACATCTCACGCACACAAGGTCGGGTTGCATCGTTGAAAAAGGTATCTGTTACGCAATAACGCTATTTGAATAAGATGAAACTTCCAGTTTACAAATTAGACATCAACGAATTTGACGAGGAGACAGGCATTGACTTTGTTTCGCTTGTTGAAAACGCAGCCATTCAAAAGGACTTTTTAGCATTCAGCGAAACGCCTATAAAATTCGCCATCCAAGATGAGGAGAAAAGAATCGTGACTGGTGCTGCGATGATTGCCGATTTACCCATCTATCGCAGAGATGACATCCGTGGTGAATACTATGTGGTGTTTGACAAGGAATCCATCTTCAAGATTGCGAAGAAATGGGCAAGGTCAAACCAATACAACTCCGTGAACGCACACCACAAAACACCCATAATGAATGGCGTGAGTTTGTTTGAATCTTACATCATAGATCGTGAAAGAGGTGTGATGCCACCGAAGGGATTTGAAGAGGTTGCCGATGGAAGTTGGTTTGTCTCTTATCTTATTGACAACGATGAGGTGTGGGCAAAAGTCAAATCAGGTGAGTTCAAAGGATTCTCGGTGGAGGGTGTTTTTGATTTCCCTGAAGACCAAGAAGAACAACTCATTGAGCAGATGAAAGAGATTCTCTCAAGGTGGAATGGAAAGTAAAATTGCAACAAGTAAAAACAAAATCTAATTTATATCAAAATGAACGCAAAAGAAACACTCAAGGAAATCCGCACGATGTTGGGATTCTCCGAAGAAGAAAAAAAGGTTGAGATGGCAACTGCCACTTTAACTGATGGTACTGTCATTTCTTATGACGGTGAATTGGCAATCGGTACTGCCATCTTTGTTCAAACTGCTGAAGGTGACATCCCAGCACCTGATGCAACTCACGAGGTTGAAGGTGGTTTGTTGGTGACAACTGTTGACGGTATCGTTACTGAAATCGTTGAACCCGAAATCGAAATCGAAGTTGAAGCCAAAGAAGAGTTTGCAACCGTATCTCATTTCAATGATGTTGTGAGCAAGTTGGAAAGTGCAATCGCTGAATTGTCTGCAAAAGTTGTGGCTTTGTCTGCATCTAACACCCAGCACAAAGAAGCAATGAGCAAAGCAATTGACCTTATTGAGAAAGTTGCTGATTTACCAAGCGAAACACCAATCAAAACCCCCGTTTCAAACAAAAAGAACGATCAGTTTGAAGCACTTAAAAAATTCAAAAACGCAATAAACAAATAAAACTATGTCATTCTCTGTAGGATCACTCGCTAATTACACCAACGAACAATCAACTGATTTGTTGGTTAAGGCTCTTTTCGGGTCTAAAACTGCAACCTTGTTGCAATCTTCTAACCAAGTTCAGGTAGGTGTAAAATCTGCATCTGCTTTGAACATCCTTGCATCAACCGTTTTCTTCCAAGCCGATGGTTGTGGGTACTCACCAAGTGGTACAACTACCTTCACTCAGCGTAACATCACCGTTGGTGCTGTAAAAGTTGAAGAAACTCTTTGCCCAAAGACATTGGAAGCAAAGTGGATGCAAACTCAAATTATGCCCGGTTCACCAACAATGATTCCTTTTGAAGAGCAGATCGGTGCTGAAAAGGCTGCCGTTATTGCACAAACTTTGGAAGTTGCAATGTGGCAAGGTGACACCACTTCTGGTAACCCTAACTTGAGTCGTTTCGATGGTTTCAACAAAATCGTTGCTGCCGCTTCTCCAGTATTGGCGAACGCTGCACCAACTACCTTCACTTCAATCACCGCTGCCAATGTTGATGACATCTTGGATCAGGTGTATGCAAACATTCCTGCTGCCGTTGCTGAGAAAACTGACTTGGTTTGTTTCGTTGGTATTGATGTTTACAAGTTGATGTTGGTTAACTTGAAGAACGCTAACTTGTTCCACTACGTTGCTGACGCTGCCACTTCAATGGAGATGATCTACCCAGGTACAAATATGAAAGTAATTGGTGTTGGTGGTTTGAACGGAACTAACAAAATTCACGCTGGTTCTTTGAGCAACTTCTTTATGGGAACTGACTTGATTGACGAACAAGAAATCGTAAAGCTGTGGTATTCCGAAGACGCAGACGAGGTAAGAGTTCGTTTCACTTTCAAGGCTGGTGTTCAGGTTGCTTTCCCCGGAGAAATCGTATACTTCACCCTTTAATCTTTTTAACTGATGGCTTGTTTACTCACACAGGGATTCACTCTTGACTGCAAAGATGCAGTCGGAGGTATCAAATCAATCCACTTGATTTCTTGGGTTGATTCAAAGTTCACCGTTGCAAGTGGTGAAGTAACTGCCACAACCGTTGCAAGTGGAGATGTTTATGATTACGAGTTGCCTAAAGGTACTGGATCATTAACAACCACAACCAATGTATCTGTTGAGAACGGAACATCATTCAATCAATCGGATGTTGTTTTCAAACTTCGCAGATTGTCAACCACCAAGCGTAACGAAATGAAGCTCCTTGCTCAAGGTCGTTGCTATTGCATCGTTAAGAACAACAACGATGAGTATTGGTTGGTTGGTAAGGAGTACGGATGTGATGTGACTGCAATGGTTGCAAACACTGGTACTGCTATGGGAGATTCCAACGGTTATGAAGTTACTCTTTCCGCTATCGAAGCGGAAGCACCTTACAAATTGCAAAGTTCAGTTGTTACCGCTTTAGGTATCTAATTGATTCTTGTTTCATAGGTCGAATGGGGAGGGCAATATGCTCTCCCTTTTTTTGTTACATATTTTTACTCTCGCTATTTTGTAGAGATGTTGGTAATTGATAAAGCACAGTCAAAGAATTGGTATTTAACGCTGACCGAAAAAGTCACGATTGCCAATCCATATTTTCTGTTTGCCTTCACACATCGTTTGAGCAATGAACTCACAACGGTGATCTTGTCGGACATTTCAATTCACCCTGAGAGATACAACCAATTTGCAGTTGTTGAGGGTAGCACCTTCACTCTTGATGCTGGAGAATTTGAATACCAAGTTTACGCACAAACATCATCAACCAATTTGTCTCCAGCATTGGCGAACGAATTGGTAGAAAGTGGAATCTTGAAAGTTGAATTTGATGTTACTCGCAATTACTACGAGGTGACTTTGAATGAAAAGATTTACGAGATTGAACAACCCACACAAATCATCTATCTGCTTTTGGAAAATGGCGATTTCTGCCTTCTTGAAAGTGGTGATAAAATCTTACTATAATGGCAGATCAAAAAATATCCCAATTAGCGACCATTGTCACGGTAGACAACGCCTCCGATTTGTTTCCTATTGTTGATACATCGGCAGCGGAGACAAAGAAAATCACACCATCAGCGTTGAAAACTGCATTGGCGTTGAACAATGTAGACAACACAAGTGATGCGAACAAGCCGATAAGCTCAGCCACACAGACGGCATTGGATGCGAAGCAGGCAACCCTTGTAAGCGGAACAAATATCAAGACCGTAAACGGCACATCAGTACTTGGAAGCGGAAACATTGCGATCAGTTCGGCAGTTGCTTGGGGTGGTGTTACTGGTACTTTGTCAAACCAAACCGACCTACAAACGGCATTGGATGGCAAGGTTGATGAGAATTCTGCCATTACTGGAGCAACCAAAACGAAGATCACTTACGATGCCAAAGGTTTAATAACTGCTGGAGCAGATGCAACCACAGCGGACATCGCAAGTAGCACAGACAAACGCTATGTAACCGATGCCCAATTAGTAGTTGTCGGAAACACAAGCGGAACAAATACGGGCGACAATGCAACCAACTCGCAGTATTCGGGTTTGGCTACGAGTAAAGAAGATGTAGCAAACAAAAGCACATCGGTAACAACAGACCAAGCATCAAACACAAAATATCCCTCAGTAAAAGCCGTTTACGATTGGGCTGTGGGGCTATTTGCTACGATTGCAAACCTTGCATTAAAAACCGATAAGTTAGTAGTTGCTAACAGACAAACAGCATCCTATACTTTGGTTTTGAGTGATGCGGATAAGTTAGTTGAAATGAATGTGGGAAGTGCAAACAATCTCACAGTCCCTTTAAATAGTTCGGTAGCGTTTAGCACAGGCACACAGATTCTTTTGGCACAATACGGAGCAGGGCAAACAACCATTGTTGCCACAAGTGGGGTAACAATCCGAAGCAATGGGGCAAAGTTAAAATTGAACGCCCAGTATTCGGGTGCAACTTTGATTAAGATTGATACGAATGAGTGGTATTTATTTGGAGATATAGCATAATGATTTTAGCAAGTCACGGATTAATCGCATCGCAAATTGCATCGTTTGATGCGGACTATCAGGCAGTTTTAACCTACGCCACTACGCAGGGTTATACTTTGCCAAGTGTTGGACAAAGAATAAAGCAAAACCAATTAGTCATTGATTTGAAGTCGGCTGGTGTTTGGTCTAAATTAGATACTTTTGCAGTATTTGCGACTGATGGTAATAGTAATTTTGCATTAATAGATTGGAAAAGATTAAGCCAATATACGGCAGTTAATAGCCCTACATTTACTACAGATGAAGGGTTTACTGGTAATGGTACAAGTAGTTATGTTAACACAAATTATAACCCAGCTACGAATGCAGTCAATTTATCTTTGAACTCCACATCTATTGGCGGATACAAGTTTAATACAAGCACTGCATTGACCTGTGATTTAGGCAGTTTAGTTAATACACCAGTCGTTTTAAGATTACACTTTTCCGCCAATGGCGGTATTGGCGTAAATTCTACAGGTTTTATGGTTGCAAATACAACGCCTTACGCAGTTTCACAAGGTACATTTGCTTTGATTCGTGACAATTCATTGGATTTTGATTATTATAAAAATAGTGTTAAAACAATTTTTCAAACCGAAACTGTTGTCTCTGTAGGAATACCATCGTTAAATTTATTTGCATTAGCAAGAAATTCTAACGGATCGGCGAGTCAATTTTCTGCCGACAAATTAAGTATTATTTATGGAGGTGCTTCAATTACAAGTGAGTATAGTGATTTTGTTGATGCTTTAGACAATTACATAGCAAGTATATGATAGTTTTACACCCAAATACAGAACAATACACCGCATTAAACGGCTATATGCATAATTCAAGCGAACTGCTATTTGTAAAAGACGGAAGCGATAGATGGATAGTTGGCACTCAAGTTTTAAACGACCCTAACTTTGCCGAAATACACGACCAACTTGAGCAACTAAAACGAATAGAATATACACCTTTCCCACCTGAAGACGATGAAACACTTTGACAATGATACAACGGCAGCCATTGCAACGGCTATTTCGGGCAGTTCTGCCGTCCTTCATTTTGTGAATACTTGGCAACCTTTGTTTGAAGTTGTAACACCACCATTCCCACCAGTATCATGACCGCTATAAAGAAAACCCCCTCGCCAATCCCTGTTAGCTTTGAGCAATTCCGTAAAAACCCTGTTGCTGCCGTGGCTTTTTGTATGCTTTTGGCTGTTAGTTATTTGTATATGGACTTGCGTTCGGGCAATCAACAGCAGATTGATGAATGTCGCAAAGAGATGGCAGTCCTACGAGCAGAGCAGAAACAAGCATATAAGGCATTGAAGACGGCAGATTCTGCATTGTCTGCAGCCATTACTGAATTGAGAATAATTAATTCAATGAAGAAACTATGAGATTGTTAATCATTTTTGCAGTCGCTTTCATTGGTGGTTATTTGTTCACCGAATCTTGGGCAACTGAACCCAAGCCAGTTAGTGACATTGATGCTTTGTTGAAGAAAATTCAACAGAACACACAAGCCGTTGGTCAAGCCACTAAACAAGCACACGAGGTGAGTGAGAAATTGGTGGAAGCAAAAGTGGTTGAGAAAGAGCAATTGAAAGAAGCCGTTGTTCTTGCTGAAAAGAAAGCCGAAGCCGTGGTTGTACAGATGCAAGTTGTTCAAGACCAAATGGAGGTGTATGCCGTGAAGATGGTAGGTGCTGGATTGGATACCACCACCACACCAATTGAGTTCAAAGGGAAGATCTATGATGCGTATTTGAACTATCTCTCCGAAGGTGGCAAAGAGGATTTTGACTATTTTAGAATGTACCTATGGCAGCCAAAGTAAACATCACATCATTTCGGGCTAAACCCAAAAACAAATTGGGCAGACATACCAAGCACAAGAACAAGCATAAGAGTTCCAAACCATATAACAGACAAGGCAAATGATAGACAAAATCAAAGTAGCAATGAAGGCGAAAGGATATGCCTTTTTTGAAAATGGTGATTACAACATCAACATCATCGGCATTCGCAATTCGGATACTGGTAACAAAGTGACAAATGTCTTTGATGACTTGTTAACCGTCAGTTACAAAATCGGGGATGTGTGGCATTTTAAGAAATGGTCTGCGACAACCGATCCCGGCACAAAGGGAGTGAAGGAATTTCACAATGCTCAAGGAGTTGCTCGTCTTGTTCCCGGACAATATCGTGGAAGTCACGCAATCGGATTGCATCAAGGCAAGTACGAAGCCTTAAAACAAGCCAAACCCGTGAAGGTTTACAGAGACGCAAACAAGGATATGACCTACGACACCAAATTAATCACAGAAGGTATCTACGGAATCAACATTCACAAGGCTGGAGCAGATTCAACCTATGTTGAGAATTGGAGTGAGGGTTGTCAGGTGTTCAAAAAGTCAGCAGATTTCGATGAGTTTATGGCTTTAGTCAAGAAGGCTGCCACATTGCACGGAAATTCATTCACTTACACACTATTAGAAAGCAAAGATTTATGAAAAAATTAATGGAAATTTTCACGGGTGACAAAGGAGAGATGTCATCAAAACGATTCGTGGGCATTATCGGTGCTTTTGTTTTGTTTGCTACAATGGCTCATAATTCTCTCAGCCCTGCTGATATCGTACCTTCTCCAGAGTTGGTGACTGCGGTGGAATTCATCGTGATTGCTTGTCTTGGATTCACATCTATTGACAAGTTCTCAAACAAAAAAGATTGATTGCTATTTGATAGAGATGATATTCCAAAGATTAAACTTTCACGATAACAAACTGCCTGTTTTCAAAGAGAACAAAGCGAAAGGATTCGTGACTTTTGGTGCTGACAATCTCTATCCTGATTTCCTAATTGAGTTATTCAATAAATCACCCAAGCACAATGCCATCGTTTCTGCAAAAGCATCATATGTTGCTGGAATCGGCACGGAGGTATTTGGTTCAAACACGGAGGAGATTGCAAAAGCCGAAGCCAAACTCAAAAATATAAACGCCTACGAGACCTACGAAGAACTCAAAGCGAAAGTTGCATACGATGCCGAGTTGTTCAATGGTTTTGCAGTTGAGGTGATTTGGAACAAGGCAAAGACCGCACCTTCGGAATTCTATCACATTCCTTTTAAAGACATTCGCAAAGGTCTTGAAGGTGATTTCGTGTATTGTGCTGACTGGACAGATAACAAAGCGGAGAAAATCCACTATCAACCATACAACCCAATCACAAGGGAATCAAAACAAATATATTATTGCCAATTTTATCGCCCCGGACAAGGCGAATATCCCTTGCCTGATTATGTCGGTGCGTTGAAATACATTGAGGTTGACACCGAGATATCCAACTATTATTTGAATAGCATCAAGAACGGATTCACGGCACAAACTCACATCCAGTTATTCAAAGGTATTCCAACACCTGAAGAAGCTCGTGCAACTGCAAGGAGATTCAAAGAAAACTATCAAGGCACGGACAATGCCGGTGGGTTAATTATCCAATACAACGATCCAACAGAGAAGGAATCAGTCATCAACAACCTTCAACCTTCGGATTTTGACAAGCAATTTGACTTGTTGAATAAGACCGTACAACAAGAGATATTTGTTGCACACAAGGTCAACTCTCCAATGCTATTTGGAGTTCGTGTAGAGGGACAATTAGGTGGTCGTAGCGAGTTGATTGAAGCCTATGAGATGTTCCATCACGCATACATTGAACCCCGTCAACAAAAGATTGATGACACCTTTGCGTACTTGCTTGAACCTATCGCATCAGTTCGCTTGGAAACCATCAACAAACCGCCTATCGGTCTTGACTATCAGGCTTTGTTTACCGCTGGAGTTATCACCAACGAAGAAGCACGGAAGGAACTTGGATTGCCATTGATCACCGATGTGAAACAATCATCTTTGAACGATGCCATCAATGCTTTGAGTCCGTTGGTTGCAAACAATGTGTTGTCAAATATGACAATTAACGAGAAACGCCAATTGGCAAATCTTCCACCGATTGCCGGAGGTGATGCATTGCCATCCGCAGCACCAGTTGAAGCCGTTGCATTGTCAAAACAAAATCCTTTTGGATGGGATGATGAAAGAGACATCAAAGTATTTCAACAATATGGAGAGAGTGCAGACAACTTTGAAGCGTACAAGTTTGAATTCGTGGATGCCGTTGAAACTGCCATCTTGAATGTGTTGAAAGAGAACAAAGGTCTTCAAGTTGGAGACATCGTTAACATCACCAAACTGGATGCAAAGGTTGTCGCTGATGCCATTGCTAAACTTGCCAAAGCGGAGTTGATCAAATCATACGAGGACGGATTGGAAACAACCCCGAAAGGAGTTGAAGAAGTAAAGAGATTGCAAACCGAGATTGTCGTTCGTTACAAATACGGATTGGCTGCTGGTATTGATGGACCAATGATCATTCCAGGTTCAAGAGATTTCTGCCGTCAAATTGATGGAAGCAATCGTGTATATTCAAGAGAGGATATCAATGCGATGTCAACCCAATTGGGTTACGATGTATGGAAGAGAAGAGGTGGTTGGTATCACAACCCCGTCTTGGATGTAAACACCCCACAGTGTAGACATATTTGGGTGCAACAATTATTAAGGAGAATCAAACGATGACCAATTTTGTATATTTCATTTCAACCACTTATCTCAAGGACAACACACCGTTGAATGAAAATGTGGATGATAAATTGCTGAAATCAGCAATCAAAGAAGCTCAAGAAATCTACATCCGTGATGTGATTGGTTCAGGCATTTATAATGAGTTGCAAGTACAGGCATTTGCTGGAACATTAACCCAGTTGAATACTACCCTTTTGGATTCATACATCGCACCGTGTTTGAAGTATTACACATTGACTGAAGCAATGCTTCCAATGACCTTCAAATTGATGAACAAATCGGTTGCATCTCGTGAGAGTGATAATGCGAGGGCGGTATCTGTTGAGGAAATGACAATGATTGAAGGTCGTTATCGTGACAAAGCGGAATACTATGCCAACCGATTGAGGGATTATCTTCGCACATACACCAATGATTATCCTTTGTTCTTGAATCCCGGCAGTACATTTGATACAATCCGTCCAAAGAACACCGCTTTTGTCGGTGGTATTTATCTTCCAACTTCACAAGATTGCTTTTGGAACTATGACTTCCCCAACGAGGACAAATAAGTGGCAAAAAAACAACGAAGCCAAACTTCTCAAATTTCTCAAGAATGACACTAAACCAAATAATCCAAAAGATTCAAACGGCAGCCGAAAGCCATAAGATGGTTCACAAGTTTGGCGTTGGTCAGCAGTCAAACATGACGGTTGAGAATGTTGAATTCTATCCGTTGGTTTGGTTGTATCCTGATGGATTCAATTTGCAGTCCGGTGGGAATCTTCAAACCTACAACTTCGCCTTGCTTGTGATGGACAGAGTATTTGAAAGCGAGAGCAACACCATTGAGGTTCTTTCGGATACCGCACAGATTATGACCGACATCTTTGCGTTGATTGAAGACAACACCCAAAACGATGAGGATTTTGAGATTGTGATCAACGGCAATGCTTCCCCATTCTACGATTCAAAAACTGATATTCTCGCTGGTTATGCAATCAACTTCCAAGTCCTCACTCCTTATTTACACAATACTTGCGTTGTTCCTGTTTAGTTGGTTGTGGGCGTTCTTCAATTAT